TATCAAAACGTGCAAGCTTTTCATGGTCACGCTTAAATGTCTCCTTGCTCATCTGAAATATCTCAATATCATGTTCAGGGGATAGTTTTTTGAGTTCACGACCCCAGTTGTTATCAAGGAACTGCGTCTTTGGCATGATGATGAGCGTTTTTCCCCGTGCGAGCGATAGTGCCGTGCGACTTTTACCACCGCCCGTTCCAAGAAACAACCCGCATTTTTTGGGGTCTTCGTCTATTATTTTCTTCTGGTGATCGTAGAGCATTCGTCGTGCATTATTATATTAATGTTAAATATCGCCGCAGCAAGGTGATCTTCAAACGGGACAAGCTCACCACACCTCAGACATTCGTACGTCCCGCCAAAATACTCAACAGCTTCTGGAACTGTTATGTGTCTATTCTTGCACATCACCGCACGCTCGACTTCCCAGAGATCCGCCTGGAAGATATGCCGGCGAAGCGATTTCCACCCACTTTCTTTAGGTATTCCCTTACGCCAGTTGCCAGCCCCATATTTAACAGCTGACTTATGCATATGTTCATAGTATCTATGTAACATATGATGTGATATGTACTCTGCGATATCGTACTTACCATCTTGAGAATCTCGAATTGCCCCGGAAGAAAAATTAGTTATTTTAGACATCGAATCAATTATATCATTTAACACATACTAAGTTATCCACACTTTTTACTAAACACAAAGTAAAACTAAAGTTTTGCACATGGTATAATTCATTCCATGCAAAACAATATCGACCTCATCATAGGGGACTGGCTCGATAGGAGAAAAATCACTCACTCTGTCCAGAGCGATTTCAATATCCATTCAGGCTTCCACCCAACGCTTGGTGACTGCATCGTCATCCCCATCACTAACTTCGATGGGTCTTTTTCGTTTAATAAATATCGTCGTATGCCTACTAAAGATACTGGTCCGAAGTATATATATGACAAAGGAGGAAAACTGGCTCTTTTCGGCGCATACGAAGCAACAGATAGTAATTCAGTACTCGTTACCGAGGGAGAAATGGACACGCTGGTAGCCTGGAGCCACAACATCCCAGCTGTCTCATCAACCGGCGGTGCGCTCTCGATATCAGAAGACTGGAAACAATTTTTTAATGATAAAGATGTTATCGTCTGTTTTGACAATGACCCCGCTGGCGGTGAAGGTATGGCGAAGTTCATCGATATCATTCCGCATGCTAAGGTGCTTTTGCTCCCTGATATGGCGAATGTGAAGGATATATCTGATTACGTTGCACATGGTGGAGATCTATCAGAACTCCTAAAGGCCGCACGACACTACCAAGACCTCAGCGATGTGAAAGCCGACAGGGCTGAGCGATTGGCGATGTTCCGTGGTGTTCATTTCCATGATGCGTACATCAAGCGTCATGAAGAGAAGAAATCATCACCACTAGGCACCCAAAAACGATCCAACGCGGGTGATGAGATAACGCGCGCGAAATCATTTCCAATACCAGAGATGCTTACGTTCAACTCGTCGGGGAATGCACGTTGTGTGTTCCATGCCGAGAAGACGGCGAGCATGCACTACTATGCCGAAGACAATCACGTCTACTGTTTTGGTTGCGGAAAAATCGGCGATTCGATAGATGTTTACAAACAACTGAATAATGTCGGATTCAAGGATGCTATCAAGGCCCTGCAATGAATCTCTCCGAACTCAAGACAGAGGTCCGCAAGCACCAATACCTCGAAGACGAAGGGCTCCTTAACGTCTCCTTAGCCGCGATGATAGCGACATCGCTATCGTATGGCCGTCCAGCGTGGATGATCATAATTGGTCCATCATCTGGAGGAAAGTCACAGTTGCTTCGTCCATTATCGCTTACAAATCCAAAATTCATCCATCGCCTCGACGACCTGACTGAGAACACGTTTCTCTCAGGTATGGCCACAAAGGCTGACGCTGGTCCGATATCTTTTCTTCATAAAGTCGGAGAGCGCGGCATTATTGTGATATCAGATCTGTCCGTCATATTCTCGAAATCCGCCGATACTAAGGCATCGATATTATCACAATTCCGTATGATATATGACGGTGAGATGATCAAGCACGTCGGGACAAAATCTGAACCATTGCACTGGCGTGGTAGGGTTGGCATTTTAGCCGGCGCAACTCCATCAGTGTACCGAACATTTGAAGAAGTCGCAGATATGGGCGAACGATTCATCTATTACCGTATGAAGCCGATGGATATCATGCGCCCGACACAGCTTGCCGCACAGACCACTACCCCAGAAGAATCGCTCGATACAACATTATCTTGTCTTTACCACGACTACCTTAAAGGCGTAGTTGACTCCATGCAGGAAAAGAAACTACCTGAATTATCAGACATCATTAGAAACAGAATCATTGAGATTGCCATCTTTGCCGAGAAGATTCGAACAACCGCACATACTGAGTGGAACGGCGACATTGACGATGTGCCCGTTCCAGCGATGCCAATGCGCCTTGTAAAACAACTTATGGGAGTTGTGCGCGGTATGCAAACCATGGCATTTGTAGAGGACCGGGAGATCAACGAGGCAGAGTTACGATCGATTGAATGGTGTGCCTATAGTCTAGCGAATGAGAAAAAGAGGTCAGTGATGAAGATATTGGCTAAACTACCGACTGGGGTTTCAGCCAGCACTGGCGCCATAGCTGATAAGGTTGGTCTATCAACCGATGTGATACGTAAAACCTTACAAGTATTGGCTGCAACCGGGGTATTGGAGCGCATCGGATCTGAGGACGGTCTTTCATGGAGATTCGCCAACGAATCCGATAAGGAAATAGTAAGACGCCTTGAGAGTATTGATTCACATGAAACATTAAACTCAAGAGGAATATCGTACGAGGACGGAGAGGAGACTAAACTTGCACTCGATGCCGGGTTTGAAGAGCTTGTCAATGAGGCTAAAAGAATGGTGTAATATTGTTGGATATTATTAGTTGGAAGATAAACCGTGGCTCTAAACCAGCACGGTTTTCGTTTTTACAAAAGCCAATAAATAAGCGTTGGTTTAGGGCTTGACAATTGACACACTTACCCCTATACTGGGGGCAAGGAGCCCCCCTTAGGGGGAGCTCCCGTCGCAACCAGTATAGGGGCAATGTGAGTGGTGTAATATTTTCTTCTTAGGAATATGTATGTCAAAAAACCTCCAAATAAGGAGGTTCTTTAATTTATTGGGTTATGGTTGGATGTGATTCGGTTGGAGAGTTTGTTGGATTGGGGAGTTGTTCCGGGATTATATACCCAGCTGGAGGTATTTGCAGGGCGGGACGACCAATTGATACGGTCTTGTCTATAGCATATCCAGCTTTACGGAGGCGCTTAATCCAATAAGATAATGTAGATAATGGAATGCCAAATTGTGTAGCGATCTGTTCGTTTTTCATAGTCTTACGTAGCACTGGGATAGATAGGATCTGTTCTTGGGTTAGTTTCATATATTTTGCTTAAAAAGCATGCTTTTTATTTTTTGGTAATTTAATGGCGTTATCGGATTGATTTTGTTGGGTCAATTTGCCCCAGAGACTTTTTGCCGGAGACTTTTTGCCAGAGACTTTTTGCCAGAGACTTTTTGCCAGAGACTTTTTGCCAGAGACTTTTTGCCAGAGACTTTTTGCCAGAGACTTTTTGCCAGAGAAAAGGCAAAATGGTTTTTGTCCATTTCTGGGGACACTTTTTGTGGCTTAACCACATCGAACCATAAAACATAACAGGGAAGTGTGTCAGTGATTTTTTTGTTGGTTTGAGTAACAAAAATACCGACACTGCTATGTTGTGTCGGCTTTTTGCTTTTCACCGTTTATACGGTCTTTTGCTGTTTGCCTTTTGTTAGACTTGTGAGGACGTCATACTCATCTCTGCTTCGTGTGAGATATCCATTATGAGGACTATCCGTGAAGTAGATGACTGGCTTCTGACTATCGGAGATGTGCGTCACCTCGATGAATGCTATGAGCGCCTTTTTCTCGTCGATTAAATTAATCGATATACGCTTATTCGAGCCTTGGCCTTTCTGTACGACGATGTTCTTGCCGTCCACGAGCTTATCCGTTGATATGTGTGCGTAGAGTTTCATAGTTGTTTTTGTTGGCGATGTAATTCTCGATGATGTAATGGACATAACCATATGACATCTAGTGGTTTTTCATAATCAGCATGATGTGCTTCCGCTTTATTTCCGCATTTTATACAAAGTAAAACTTTTAATTTACCCGTATTTATTGCATGCCGTACTTTACGTCTAGCACTTTGCTTATATTTTTCAATATCAGAAAGTGGTTTATAAATATGTTTACGAGGATATTGTTTACGGTTTAAATCATATTTACGAATACCATATCTCTTTTTGTAGGAAGGATATAATTTTCTTTTTTGATTGATTTTATCCTTATTTTTTTTTACATATTCTTTATTCCTCTTTAATTGTTTTTCTTTATTCTTGAAATACCACAGCGATTTTTGTTTCGCCAGTTTTTCTTTGTTATTTTTATAATAATCTTTTTGATACTGTTTAATATCCATATAAGATATATAGTATCAACATCTATATTTATTTGTCAATGAACGGCGAGGGGTGTATACGTTAGTTTAAGGTGTATAGCCCTCAATGCGACCCCGACAGGATGTCAGGGGCGCTAGAGAGTTACAGGCCGAGCTTGTTAGCAAGAGACACTGGCGAGACTACGAAGCCACCAACTTCTAGTTTGATGATAGAGCCGTCCGAAAGAGAAATGTGAGTAAAGAGATAAGGATTTGGTTGAGGCGTGATATTGTTATTGGCAATATAAGCGATGACTTCTTTTTCAATCTCGAATTGAGCGATGACTTTCTCGTACTTTCTGCTTCGTGCTGTTTTCTTAGTGAGTATTTTGTACATGTTAGTTTTGTTTCATGATGATAGTTTGAGCTTGTTTTTTCGCCATTTGAACGGCATCGGCGAGCGTGCCTTTGCACAATCCTCCGGAAATCCACTGATCGTTATCTTTGTCGTTTGACGAGCCGTAGATGTCATAATCGTAGCCTGATGTGTTAGGGTCGGTTGTCTCTGATATCGTAATGACGATTGAGTTGATTTTATTCATGTGTTTTGTTGTTATCTGCTAAGGTCTCTGTGATGTGGTTAATGACTTTCCTTGCATGTTGGTAACATGAGGCACACCAGTGTTCACCATTGTTGAGGATGACTTGAAGTTCGTTCTTCTCAAAGAGACGGAGACAGTGATGACAGTGCATGTTAGTGGATGAACAAGTTGATAATGTGAGCTGTGACAGAACCAAAGTAGAAGCCTTCCGGTTGTGGCTGATTGCTTAGAAGCCAGAAACAGAACACGAGAACATCTAAACTTAAAAGCACGACGATAATATTGATTGAATAGTAGATGATTGATTTCATGATTATTTTATTATTTATTAAACTTATATTATCATCATAGCATACATGAAATGAAATGCAAGTATGTCATGTATATAAGCTGTGGATAACTATTTATTGACATAATAATATAGATATTATGTAGTAGTCTGAGACTTTTAGTGATTATATGGCTTTTGTGCTATAATTACACCATAAATATGGGTTCAATCAAGGCTCAAAAAATGGCGATGAAAGTATCAGAAAACATCAAAGGTGAACGACCGTCCACCTTTGAAAAAATTGCACTTGAAGTTGGTTATGCCCCCAGTTCGGCAAAGCGCTCAACACAAATCACTCGCACAAAATCCTATAAAACTGCCATGATCGCCGAAAACGCACCGCTACTTGAGGGATTACAAGAAGAAATAAACGCAATAAAGAACGCAATGCGTCTAAAAGATAAAACAAACGAAGATTATCGCGTGCTTGCTGGGTCTTTGGCAATTCTCGTCGATAAGTTTCAATTGCTTTCAGGCGGCGCGACCGAGCGTCAGGTATTTGTATTGCCCTCTGAAGTCATGCAAAGTAATAATCTGGTACAAAGTGAGCAAAAACTATTACAAGAAAACGGCTCAATAGAGCCATTAAATGAAAAAAAAGAGACATAATGTCGGACAATAAAGATTGTGCGACATTCGAACGACAACTATTGAAATGTATGGTGTAATAATAAATAGGATAGGGAGGGTATGCCAGTCCCGATTTGCAAAAAATTTTTCAAATATATGGGTACCATCTATTCTGAGAGCGCGACCATTAAAATCGACTTACTCTATGAAAAACAAAAAGAAAATAATTTCAAGAAAACTTCTCAAAGAGAAAATTTCTAATATGAAAAAAAAACTCGCTAATCTCTTCGTTCTCATTGACACCTATGTCATGGAAGCAGACGACCTAGAAATTGCCATAAGAGACATGGAAGAAAAACTATGATAGTTCTCCACCCATCACAATCACAAGTCGCACGCAGCCCCGCCCGTTTCCGCGTCCTCTGTTGTGGGCGACGCTGGGGAAAAACCGCGTTAGCCATCACAGAGATGGCGGGTAAGGCCTATGCGAAAAAGGGTAGGAGTATCGCATACATAGCTCCAACTTTCCAACAAGCGAGGGATATCGCCTGGGTACAACTAAAAGAGCTCTGTAAACCGATAGCGGTTAAAGTGAACGAGACACAATTAGAGATTACGGTTCAGACGCAGGATGGGGGCAAGAGCAGGATTGCTCTTAAGGGTTGGGAGGCAGTGGAGACGCTTCGAGGTCAGGCATTCGACTTCATCGTTATCGATGAGATAGCCTCAATGCGCAAGTGGGAAGAGAATTGGAACACCATCATCCGCCCAACCCTCACCGATAGGAAAGGAAGTGTTATGTTCGTCTCTACGCCCAAGGGATTCAATCACTTCTATGATTTGTTTAACATGGCTAATGATCCAGTGAAAGGGAAGGACTATGCATCATTCCATTTCACCTCCTATGATAATCCTCACATCGATAAGGGTGAAATTGATAAGGCTAAGGTTGAAATCTCGGAGGACCAGTTCTCTCAGGAGTATCTCGCGGACTTCAGGAAGCAGGAGGGTCTGGTTTATAAGGAGTTTGACAGAAAGATACATCTCTATGATTCTCTGGCATATCCTCGCCAGATCGTCTCTTGGGTAGGAGGGGTTGACTTCGGCTATACGAATCCAGCAGCCGTTGCTCATATAAGAAAGGATAGTGACAATCATTACTGGGTGGAGAAGGAGTTCTATCAGCGCCAACAGACTGATGCAATGGTCGCGGATTATGTGAAATCGCAACGCTTCGATTATGTCTTTCCTGATCCAGAAAATCCCGCTGCTATAGCTGAGCTGAAGATGAGGGGCGTTAATCTACGTGAGGTGACGAAGGGGAAGGATTCTGTGGTGAATGGTGTGCAGAAAGTCAGAGAGCTTCTAAAGCAAGGAAGGCTTCATATTCATACAAGTTGTGCAAATCTTATTGAGGAGATCGAGTCGTACCATTATCCGGATAATAAGCGCCGCACGGGTAATGACTCAGAGAATCCTGTCAAAGAGAATGATCATCTTTGCTTTACAGCAGACACAAAAATAGAAGTTCCTGCAGGGAAAATATTACACCATGTCTCAGTGGGTAAAAAAGATATTTATCTTTTTAGGGGATCAAAAGTTACATCTAATCACCCATATCTTACACAGCGTGGTTTTGTAAGACTTGACGCACTTCGGTATTCTGATAGAATAGTAATATGGAAAAACAAATTATTGACGGAATCACCTTTAGACGGTACCCACACTCGCAGAGGAGTGAGCTTAAAAACTATTTCGTTTCTTCTCAAGAGAAACTTTTCGGCAATAAGACAAAACGTCTCCACAGGTATATATGGGAAAAATATAATGGAAAAATACCTAAAGGTATGCACATCCACCACAAAGATAATAATACTCTTAATAACGACATATCTAATCTCGAACTTGTTACACCTAAAGAACATAACCAGAGACATTATGACGATATGCTTCCAAAGTGGAGAAAACAAGCGGCCCAAATTAGGCATCTTACTGTCAAATGGCATAAATCTAAAGAAGGCAGACTTGTCCATCAAAGGACTGCTAAAGATTCATGGAAAGATAAAAAATATTATGAATTATATTGCAGAGTATGTAATGTCTCTTATAAGACGCCATTTCCAAGTAGATCAAAATTCTGCTCTAATAATTGCAAAGCTCGAGCATTTAGGGCAAGAAGAGGTCTTTTCAACAGCGACCTCAAGCGGTTTCTTTGTAGCTGACGGTATTGTGGTTTCTAATTGTGACGCACTACGTTATGTCATCATGACAGATGCACCGTATGAGTATCAGGATCAGCCGGAGTTTAGTATGTACGGGAGCAGTTTTAGGTGATATAATTATAATACTTATAAATCCGAGGCGGATTTTCTCTCCTTACCTGGCATTGTGTGTAATTTTTTACTATTAACAATTTCATGGCCAAGACAAAAAAACAGACGCTCATCCAGAAGGAAATACAAGACAAGTGTATTGCCATAGTCGATCAGGAGCGTGTCAACTGGGAGGATGCGGTATCATTTATCACTCCTAAGGTCGGATTCCGAATGCGCGAGCTTATCCGTATATTTAGAAAGAACTATTGGGGAATATTTGATGAGCCCGTGGACAAGAACACCGGCAGGGAGAAGATATGGATAAATATGGTAATGAGCCTCGTTGAGACGTGGGTTAAGAATATCGATGTCGATTCGAAGGATGTCGGGTTCATCGCGCGTAATGAAAATGGCTATGAGATGACGGAGATCACACGATTGGCTGTGAGGGATTACCTCGATAGGATGTATTTCGGTGAGACGCTTGATGCTGATGAGAGGACGACGCTTATCGATGGGACGACGGTCTGGAAGACATGGGAAGATAACTCGGGCAATAAGACGGTCATGCGTCGTAGGACAGTTGACCTGTTGAACTTCTATATTGATCCGACCGAAGAGAATATACAGACGGCATACCGCGTCACGGAGCGCGGTCTTCTGCTGCCGAGTCAGATTGAGGGAATGACAGGGTGGTTGAATACGAGAGATTTGCAAGGGGGCGAGCTCGATGGGTCACAGACGCTCAATCGTGCGGACGGGTCACGCAGGGCAAACTTCGGGACACGCTCGACGGCGAAATATCGAGATGTTTGGGAGACGTGGGGAAAGATTCCGCGATGGCTTATAACTGGGGACAAGAAAGCTGATGATGCGGACGATGAGATCGATGGGCACATCGTCGTGTCGGGATTAGAGGCGGGAGGGGCAACAATGCATCTCGTTGAGGAGAACACAAAAAAGGACAAATTCGGAAATGTCATAAAGCCATACGAGGAGTGGCGCGCATCAAAGATTAGTGGACGATGGTATGGCCTCGGTGTCGTTGAACGTGCGCTCGCGTTGCAGGAATACTTGAATACGATAGTCAACATCAGAATAAATAGGTCATATGTCAGCCAGCTGGGGCTCTTTACTATCAAGAAAGGAAGAGGAATAACAGCAGCGATGCTTAATCGTTTGCCTGTGAATGGTGCGTTGCAAGTCACAGAACATGACGACATCAAACAGATGGATATCAATGAGGCTTCGGAGGCGTCGTACAAAGATGAAGAGGTCATCAAATACTGGGCACAGCAGATCACTGGTGCACAGCCGATTTCAAATGGAGATATCATGCCATCATCGGCGAGCGCTACTGCAAACTCAATCGCTAACCAGAATGCCAAGAGCTCGTACACGATGTTCAAAGAGGGTACTGGGTTGTTCCTCGAGAGGTGGATAGATAGACAGGCTCTTCCGATAATCGCAAAGACGGTCGGAAAAGGAGATGTATTTAAACTCTCCGCAGGAGATGAGAAGTGGAAAAAACTGACTGAATCTATTGCTATCAATCGTGCAATAGACGCCTTGAACAATGGAGATGTCTTCCCAACCAGAGACGAATTTATGGCTGAGATACAGAAAGAATACGAGCGTCTTCAAAGCAGGCCGCAGATCTTCGTGAAGGCTATTCAGACAATCATGGCTGATGCCGTCGATACAAAAGTACATGTGACGAATGAAGATCTTGATACTGCTGTCACAATACAGAATCTCATTAATCTTATGCCAATGGCTCCAGAGTACCGTGATTCGATGCTCCGCCAGACATTCGACCTGATGGGTCTAACGGTTAAAAAGAATGATATGACAAATATGCCACAAGTACCTGGGATGCCTCCGATCAATGGAAGTGGCGGACAGTCTCCGATTCCTCCAGGGCAACCAGGCCAGCAAATGCCATCACCAGGTTCGACACCACCGTCACTTCAAGGTATAATACAGAAGGCAAGATTGCCACAGCGATAATCAATGACACCAGAAGACCTCAAAATCCAATCTGAACAGAAAGAGCTGATTGCTATGATAGGTAGTCAAGGATGGAAGATCGCACGTGGAAGGATTGTCGAAAGAATATTACAGCTTCAGAATGTGGCTGAATATGTCGACATAATCCAAACAGGCAATGCCACGAAATTATTGAAAGAAATGAAGGCTAATAAGCGCTGTGCTGAGATACTCTATGAATGGCTCGCTGACATAGAGGGCACAGCGCAACAGGCCGTAGATGATAAAAAAGATGTAAAATCGCACATTCTCGTACTTGATTAGTTGAGTTTCCGCCTTGCTTCAGGCGGGTACTTAACGGAAGTTATTAAGAACCTTCCAATGTATCCGAAATTATAAAACCGTCCGAAAGACGGAAGCACGTTAAAAAACATAATATGGACCCAGAAAACATTACTCCTGGAGCACAACCTGACGCATCTCAATTGAATGCGCCAGGCGCAGCAGGAACTGTTGGAACCGTACCCGCAGGGACAGCTCCTTCAGCCATTGAAGCAAAGGGGATGACCCTAGAAGAACTTAATAAAGCACTCGGTAAACAGTTTCCAAATTTGGAAACAGCCATAAAGTCTATTAAGGATACTTCCTCATATGTCGGCATGAAAGTCGAAGATATTGAGAAGCGAGTAAGAGCAACGATTCAGGCCGATGATCGGATCGGTCAGTTGCAGAAAGACCTTGAGGCCGAGCGTGTTGAGCGATTCTATGACAGGAATCCTCAATATGCCGCCCCAGAGATCCGTAAGTTCATCGAATCAACCGGCAAAAAGCCGCAAGAATTCGTGAACACTGAGGAATTCAAGACTATATTCGCAAAAGTCGACGGGTACGATAAGTCACAAAAGTTAAAGACGACGCTTGAATCTAGTCCACGACTTGCTTCAAGTAGGGATAATATCGTCAAGGCTCGTGAGGCCGTTAAATCTGGTGATGCAAAATCAGCAGAGGCCGCAGCTCTCGCCGCAGTCAAAGACGCGTATGAACTCTAAATAAAGCGATCGTGTAACTTATATGGCTATTGCAGGTGCTCTCCAGACATACGGAGATGTATCAAAAAGAGAGGATTGCTAACATTGCATTTGATATCCAAAGGATAAAGTAGTATACTTTATTCATGAAATGCAAAACATGTTTTGAAACATTTATTCCGAAACGCACTAAACAACGATATTGTTCAAGGAGATGCAATGCGATTAGTCAGAGTAAGAAGATTGCTAGTAAGTTTGTTTGCCCGCGGTGCCCTATCTGTGGAAAAGATACGGCGAGAAGTTCTAGGGCTAAATATTGTTCTTTGAAATGTCAGGGATTAGGAAAACGAGGTAATAATCATCATAATTGGCATGGTGGTATACGAAAACATCCAGAAGGGTATATCTATATCTATAGTAAAGATCATCCATTTGCAGATAAATCTGGTTATATTCTAGAACACAGATTAACTATGGAAAAAAAGATTGGTAGATATTTAACTAGAACTGAAGTAATACACCACATTAATGGAATTAAAAATGATAATCGAATAGAAAACCTCGTCTTACTCAGAAATCAAAGTGCTCATTTGGAAGAGCATAATTATCTCTGTGATGGAATTAAAAGAAAACGACAGTCCTCTTAAAATCGGAAGAATTGCTGGAAACTCCTTTTGGACAATCAGCAGCCTAGCTTATAGCTCAAAATCTATTTGAAGGTTCAACGACTAGATATTGAAACTCGAAAGAGAATATAATATATCCACGAGCATCCGACACCGTAAGGTGATGATATAGTCTGAACACTATAGAAATATAGTGATGTGATAATTAAAAAAATCACGATAACATAATTGGTTGTTCTCAATTCCATCGAGATCCTCACTGCGACTGAGAACTCAGTCCAGACAGCGCTCGGCAAGACAAAGGCTATCAATGTGGTCCACAGTTACCTCGTTGATACTCTCTTGACTGCCGGTTCATTGGCAGTTGAACAGGGTGCAGACTTCGGTCTGTCAACCCTTACGACTCCTACTCGTTTGACGAACATTGTGCAAGAAATTGCAAAGGCAATCCTCGTCACTCGTCCAGAGGAAATCGTCCAGTCTTATTCAGGTATCAATGAGTCTGATCGTCAGCTCACAAAGGCACTGAAGGACTGGGGTAATGCCCTTGAGTTCGATCTCGTCCGCTCAACTCTTGCATCAGGTATTTCAGGTACAGTTGCAAAGATGAATGGTATTATCGCTGGTATCTCGAAGTCGACAAACTATACGCTCCAGACATCTGGTACTGTATTCTCAGCAACCGTCCTTGATGGTCTGATGTACAGCTCATGGAACACATCTAACGGCGACGTCGCAACCGATGTCTACGTTGGTGGTATCATGAAGCGTGTTGTTGACGGATTCGTCCAGAAGTCGAACGTTGTCGTTAATGCCCCAGGCATCTCGACAATCGTCCGCACAGTTACAACCTTCGAGACATCGATGGGAACCGTCACTGTTCATAAGCATCGTTACGTTCAGCAGAGTGCTGATGCCAACGGTCGTGTGCTCGCTATTCGCCCTGAGAAGATCTTGGTCGCATATCTCGATATGCCGTTCATCAAGAATCTTGCAGAAAGCGGTGCCTACAACAAGAGGGCAGTCTATGGTTCTCTCACAACTGAGATCCGCAACCAGGACAGCAACTTCTTCGCTGACGGCTACTTGCTCGCGGCTTAGTGTGGTATAATTAGCACGTTAGCTAATTTGTTTGTTGGGAGTTTCCCCTTATTAGGACTCCCAACGCAATAAGGAAACAAATGAAGAAAATACATAAACTTGGAAAAGACGCGCGTGATGCGCTTAAGAGAGGCATAGATTTTTGTGCCGCGGCTACTAATCCGTCTCTTGGACCGTCAGGTAGGGCGGCGATATTGGGTAGAGTAGATCTTCCTCCAAGGATAGCTGATGATGCTATTTCTATAGTTATGAATATTGAACTCGATGACGAAAGTGAACAGGAGGGTGTGATGCTTATGCGTGAGACGCTTGCGAATACCAGTAAAAAGGTTAAAGACTCGACGGCATCAACGATGAATCTATCGGCGGCGATAGTGAATGCCGTCTTTAATGAACTTAAGTCATCAGGGTCTCTGGTTGCATCAAAGAAGATTAATACAATCAAGATGAAGAAGGTTCTTGATTCGGCTGTATCTGCTGTCGTTGAGAAGATCAAAGAACACGCTCGACCGATGACCGAGGAGGATATTTATAATGTCGCATTATCAGCAGGTTCATACGAATGGGTCGCTGAATTGACCGCCGAGATATTCAAAAAGATCGGTAAGTATGGATTCGTTAATATTAAAGAAGGAAACAAAACATCATATGAAATATTTAATGGCATCGATATTGATGCTGGTTATCATTCTGATTATTATTCTTCTTCCGATAACCGGTTAGTGTTAGACAATGTTCCTGTAATAGTGACCAATAATCAGATAGATACTGCCGCGGTTACGAAGGTAATTGCGGGGTGTATCGCAAACAAAATACACAAAGCTATAATCATTGCTCCTGATTTCACACGCCAGGTTCTCACAGAGATGGTCATCTCTCACACCGAGACTAATCCAGAATTCCAGTTTACGGCAGTTGCTCTCAAGCTCCCAACATATGGCAAAGATGACACTCTTCTTGATATTGCAGCAATGACGAAAGCAAAGTTTTTAGATAAAAATATATACGCAGACTATCATGCGTTGCTTGATGATATAAAATACGAACACTTTGGACTAGTAAAATCAGCAGTCATTACAGATTCAAAAACAAAGCTCATTGGTGGAAATGGTGATGTTTCTAGCAGAGTTGCTGAGATCAAACAGAAGCTCGAGAATACAGAATCGATATTCGATAAAGACTCGCTTGAGAAGCGCCTAGCTGGTCTTACAGGTGGGGTTGCGTATATAACTGTCGGTGGTAATTCAGATTTTGAGAAGGGATATTTTAAGCTCAAGCTTGAGAATGCTATTGGGTCGGTTCAAAACGCATTTAAGCACGGTGTCGTGAAAGGTGGCGGGTGCACACTTAAACAGATTGCCGAAGAGTTGCCGGAGAATATACTAACAAAGGCACTGAAGTCTCCATATGAGACGATTCAAGATAATAATGGTGAGCCGTTCGACATCTCTGATGTGGTTATTGACTCAGCTATTAATGTAATAACTTCGCTTGAATCAGCAGCATCGGTGGCCGGTACGCTTTTATTAACAGAGTTTATGACATCATTCAAAAAACAAGATGAACGACAAGACTAAAATGCGCATCCGCACAGCGGTTGCAGATTATTTCAAAATGTTCCCGGAAGACTGGGAGCTTTGTAAGCTCGATATCCAGTATCAGAGACAAAATCTTAAAACAGAGATGGCTGATGTTGGAGGAACACATGCGGTTAAGAGGGCCCTTTTCTCTGTTCCAGAGAAACTGGCGACTATGATCGGGAAGAAGCTCTCAGTTCAAGAAGCTCAATTATTCAAAGAAAAGGAGAATGCCCGTTGGTTTGCCAACGAGTTTCCTCAGTTTCGTATATCTAAGGAAATATAATGAAAATCGCACTAGCCCTAATTGTAAAAGGCACAAACGAAGAGGCAAAAGTCCTTGATCGATGTCTTGCATCAGTGTCTCCATATGTAGATGGAATTTTTATCACATCAACATTCAAAGATCGACCAAACAATGAAGTAAGTAAAGTTTGTGCCAAATATGGGGCAAATGAATCGACATTTCAGTGGGTCAATGATTTTGCGAAAGCCCGTAATTTCAACTTCTCAAAAGTTCCGAAGGAGTATGATTATATTCTTTGGTGTGATGCTGATGATATATTCCAGGGACTTGATAAACTGAAGCCTACGATTGAGGCAAATCCTTCAGTCGATACATTTGGATTCTGGTATCTGTACGATTTCGACAAGAATAGGACACCAATCGTCGTCCACAAGAAGACACAGGTTATTCGTAACGATGGGTGTGTTGAATGGACAGGTAAACTTCATGAAGACTTCAAAGAAAATCGTGTGACAACTCAGAAGTTTGTTGAAGGAATTGAGCGCATTCACCTGACAACCGACGAGCGCGTTGTTGATGCACAGAAGCGCAATGTTGAAATTTCTAAGGAAGAGGCTCTTGCACACCCAGAAGACCCGCGCGTTTACTTTAATCTCGCGAATTCACTTTTTGCTTTTGGAAAGAATGCCGAAGCAAAAAAACAATATGAGAAATTCTTAAAGACGTCGCAATCTGAAGAAGAAAAATATGTCGTCCATCAAAGATTGGCGTCTGTTGAGAACGCGCTTGGACATAGAGATAAAGCGCTCGAGCATCTCTATATCTCACTTGGAATGAATCCTGATATTCCTGATTCATATAATCTACTTGGATATCTTATGTCTGACCACGAACGATACGATGATGCAGAAAGATATCTTTTGAAAGGCCTTGTTATCAAGCCACAGTATCACAAGATGATTGTCTATAATCCCCGTGATTATGATTATAATCCAATGATGGCTTTGGCTAAGGTGTATTTTAATAAGTCTCGTCCAGATTTGGCCCTGCCCCTTCTTGAGGGCTGCCTTAAAATTTATCCGAAAGATTCTTATACAGCTGGACTTGTGAAAGAGATGAGAATTGAATCAGATCGTCTCACAAAAGTAACTGAAGCAATATTGAAGATAGATAAGATGACTGATACTGAAAAGATACGATATGAACTGGATAAATTACCGACTGATCTTCAGTCACATCCAGGAATATGCCGAATCAGAAATAAACACTTTGTAAAAACAACGTCAACTGGGAAGGACATTGCTTATTATTGTGGAGAAACAACTCACACATGGAATCCGGAGATGGCAAAGACTAATGGTATCGGTGGCTCAGAAGAGGCAGTTATTAATCTCTCGAAGGAATGGGTTAAGATGGGCTATAACGTTACTGTTTATAACTCTTGTGGTCTTGAGCCGATGACTTGCGATGGTGTTCAGTATAAGCCATTCTGGATGTATAATCCGAATGATAAGGTTGATTATACGATTCTATGGAGACATCCGCGCGCGGCAGAATATCCATTGAATACAGGCAAGATTTATGTTGATTTACATGATGTTATTCCACCAGGAGAATTTAATGAAAAGCGCCTAAATAAGATTGACAAGATATTTGTTAAAACAAATGCGCATCGAGATCTTTTTCCAAATGTTCCAGATAATAAATTTGCAATTGTTCCCAATGGAATGGATTTTAAGATACTTGAACAAGTTCCTTATGTAGAAAATTTGAATTCACCCATTCCCGGAAAAGACCAATATCTATTGGTTAATACAAGTTCTCCAGATCGTTCGATGGATGTTCTACCAAAACTCTTTAAGGAAGTTAAAAAACAAGTACCACAAGCAAGAATGAAATGGGCGTATGGTTGGGAAATATTCTTGAATGCATATAAAGATGATAAAAAGATGCTTGATTGGAAAGTTAAAGTTGATAAAGAAATGGAGGAGGCCGGTATTATAAATATGGGGAGATTATCTCAAAAAGAATGTGCGAAATTGTATATTGAGGGTCGTATATTGGCGTATCCAACAGAATTTTTTGAAATAGATTGTATAACTGTTAAAAAAGCACAGGCGTGTAATTGTGTTCCAATCACTACTGACTTTGCTGCTTTAGATGAAAGTGTGCGATATGGAATTAAAGTTCATTCTCATAAAACAAAAGATAATTGGGCGCGTCCTTATAAGTTTGCCTATGGTATAGAAGATGAATCTGTGCAGAAAGCGTGGGTTGATGCCGTTGTTGCTGAACTTAAAAAGCCCATGAAATGGAATGAAGAAATGGTCGAATGGTCGCATAAGTTTGAATGGACTAAAATTGCAAAACAATGGTTCGATTAAGAAAAAAAATATTTGAAAAGATATTTCGTATTGGCTGGTCCGATTATACTTGTGGTAATGGAATTCTGTGTAATTTTGGATTTGCCATAGAAAGATTAGGAAGATTTATTATCCGTAAGACTCAAATACGATGAGGATCGCTTTTCTCTGGATCGGTATACACGGACGCTATGGAGTATGGAAAGATGGTCTTTGGCGCGCGATGAAAAGAATCGAAGAAGTCCACGACGTTAAATACTTTGATCCTGCGGAAGATTATATGGCATTTCAACCAGATGTAATCCTATTCTGGGAAGCTCCATATACATCACAAAGCCCATTCCGTGATGTATGGAATAAAGTAGTTAAAACGCCAGTTAGAAAAGCCTTACTCTTTGCCGGTGGTCCAATTAAAAAGGAATGGGTCAAAGACTTTGACCATGTCTTCGTGGAGAGCAAAATAAATAAGGATGAATTTGATGCTTTGGGCATTTCGAATAGTACCGCATTTGGAATAAATGAAGAGATCATGGTTCCGATGAAACGAGAGAAGAAATACGTTGGAATACACCACGGAACGTGCGCATCGTGGAAGCGTCAACAGCTTGTTGGTGAATCACTTGGTAAAGACGGACTCGTTGTTGGCCGCTATCAAGAATCAGACAGATTTCCATTTGATGAGTGTAAACGTCTTGGAACAACTGTTCTTGACGAACAGCAACCAGAGCAAATCGCCGAGCTTTTGAATGAATCGATTATGTGTCTTCAGACGTCTCGAGCTGATGGAGGTGGGCAACGTTGTACGCTCGAGGCAATGGCATGCAATATACCTGTCATCTGTACGTCAGACAGCCCAAAGAATCGGGAGTATGTCGAAGAATCTGGATTCGGAGTCGTGTGTGCTCCAGATTCTCCACATATAAAGCTTGCAATTGAGGAGGTTAAAAATCGAGAATGGGGCAATAAAGGACGTGATTATATTATGACGAAATGGACAAGCAAACATTACGCAGATAATTTGTTGGCGTGGATAAATAAACAAATATGAAATATTCAATTCTCGTTACAGCATATGATCCAGACAAAAAGCTAACTCAAATGACTGATGAGTGTATAAAATCCATCGAGGAAAATTCTGTTGGTCGAGACTATGAACTTATCGTATTACGTGACCATCTTGGCCTATTTAGTGCATATAATGTTCTCTTCAATAAAGCAAAAGGTGATTATCTTGTCGTTGTTCCAAACGATACTGTGATTATGAGTCCAGACTGGCTCGAACAATTAGCTATACCAGATGTCATAACATCATGGCACATTGGTACATTTCTGCTCACTGGACATAAAGAGCCAGATGGGGGTGTCACTTGTTATCCACGCACAATTGTGAATAAAGTAGGCCTTTATGATGAGCAGTTTGATCAGGGGTATGGTTTTGGTGATAATGATTGGTTTCATCGAGCGCATCTTTTGAATATTGAGATACGTGCCGTGTCTGTAAAATTAAAGCATAATGGCAATACAACATATATGTCGTACTGGCCAGAGAAAAAACAAGCTATGTACAAACTGTGTGAAAAACTTTTCAAAGACAAATGGCAAATAAAATAAAAATATCTGTCATAACTCCGTCCATTAGACCAGAGGGTTTGGTAATTATGCGCGAGTGTCTTATGAATCAGACGTTCCCAAAGGATCAATTCGAATGGCTCGTTGAGGTCGGTATAGGACAGCATGACCTTAATGCCGCCTTTAATCGTATGATCAAAAGGGCAAAAGGCGAGCTTATTGTCTTTTATGAGGATTATACGAAAATTCTTCCCGATGGCCTCGAGCGATTCTGGAAGGCATATCGAGAGAATCCGAATACATGCTTTACAGCACCACTTGGAAAAGTGGATAAGTTTGGTGATGCGCCTAGATGGGATTGGAGGGCAAATAAACAAAATACAGACCAGAAAGACTATACTGAATGTAATTGGAATACTTGTGAGCTCGATTGGGGTGCAATTCCCAAGAAAATACTTGTTAAAATAGGTGGATTTGACGAGGAATTGGATAAATTTTGGTCGTGCGATAACGTGAATGTGGGCTGCCGGGCCGATTTGGCTGGAGCGAAGTTCAAGTGTGTCTTTACTAACCCAGCAATTGCCATAGACCATGATAAAATAATTGCCCATCCATTCAGATCAAGGTATAACTCACAATTCAACAATAAACGTATGGATGATTTTCGTCGAGGCTTGAAGATTGACTATTTAACATGATATAATATAAGCAACAATTTATTAGGCGGTTATTAACCCTTACCTGCTTCTTTTTCTAAAGATTTGATTGACGAAGCACCAATCAAGTCTTCAGAGAGAGAAAGCAGGTATTTTATATACATGACACTCCCAGATATAGTCACAAAGCAATCAAATCTCACAACCGTTGATACGAATCAATGGACTTTGGCAGATCGTCTCATTGATACCAATATTTGGCTTCAAAAAATAGTTGGAATGATTCTTGATTCAATGGATGAGGCTGATTATGACGATGGGCGAAGAACTGATTATCCAATCAAGAATATCGCTCTAACGACAAATCGAGATTATCAGATTCCTACTACTGAAAAGGTTCTCAAGCTGAAGAATCTTACGGTTTGTTACGATGGTGTCAATGAATATAGAGCATTCCCAATTGATAGTAATGAGACCCAGAACAATATCTCTGGACTTTCTACCAACGCTACCGCACAAGCAACGATTGATAATCGATATTCAAGAACCGCCCCAAAATATGATTACAAATGGGGTTCTCTATTTCTTTACCCACGGGCAACTGCTGCCGATGTAACAGCTGGGGGGTATATGGTCGCTGAATGGTATCGTCAACCAACGGAATTTACGTTGGCGAATATGACAGATACCTCTGTGGTACCGGGATTTGATGACACATTTCATGCAATGCTTGCGTATGGTCCGGCATATGAATTTTGTTTATCAAAAGGAATGCCTCAGGCAAAATCTTTGTATGCCGAGTTGCAGATATATGAGCAGAGGTTGCGCAAACAGTATTCAGTGAAACAGGGTGATCGTAAATATCAGTTAGGGGGTGATTATCAATCAATGAAATAATATATGGCATCGTATAATAAATTTAATACATTTGTAGCGGATATCGCTAATAAATCACATAACTTAGGTTCTGATCAATTGAGAATTGCATTAACAAATTCCGCTCCTTCTGCTAGTGACACATCGCTTCAGACTGAAGTGTCTTACACTAATCTGTCAGGATCAAATCCGACATATATCACGACCACAAGCTCCTCACAATCAAGCGGTACATATAAATTAATATTATCTGATCTTGTTCTTACCGCCACGGGGTCGGTCGGACCATTCAGATATATTGAACTATATAATAATACCGCTTCCAAAGTCATCGGATGGTATGATTATGGCTCTTCTATATCATTGGCGAATGGCGATACTTTCACCATTGATTTTGATGGAACAAATGGTGTGATTCAATTAGCATAAAATATATGGCCATTGCTTATGATTCTACAGCTTCAGGAAATAGTGTAACTCCAGGAAGTGGTTCTATTTCATGGAATCATACTTGTGGTGGTTCTAATAGACTTTTGCTAGTGGGAATTGATATTTCGTCTAATTCGTCGATTTCTGGGGTAACTTACAATAGTGTATCGATGACGCAGCTATATACTCAACAATATAGCTCTACAGAAGTTGTTTATATCTATGGCCTTCTTGCACCTGATACAGGAACGAACTCAGTTGTCGTGAGTTGGTCAGGTTCACAATATGTTCGAGCAAATTCTGTTTCTTATAAAGGAGTCAAGCAATCTAGCTTGCCAGATGCATCAAATGGAATAAACGGGTCTGTCTCTAGTACTGGACTGTCTCAAGGAGTAACGACAATAGCTAATAATTGTTGGGTTTTTGCTACATTATTTAAAAATAATAATGACAGTGTCACCCCCGCTGCGGGGACTACGGTTAGATCTTCGGATTTTTCTAACACATTAGTTTTAGTGGATACTAATGGGCCTAAAACACCAGCAGGTTTGGTAAGTATAGGTTTAAATTGGACGAATGGTACTTATTGTTATATGGCCTTGGTTTCTTTTGCTCCTTCCGGGACCGATTATACTATTGTATCCGACTACGGATCTTTCGTATTATCAGGGATCAGCTCCATTTTTGGTTGGGGACGTAAACTTGTTGCCAGTGTTGGTTCCATTGTATTAACAGGCATTAGTATTACTTTTAAAATGGGCCACGGAATTGTTGCTTCGGTTGGGTCATTTATTTTATCAGGCATTAATGCGACACTACGTAGGTCAGGTTGGAATGCACAGGATAAATCATCATCTACATGGTCATCTCAGACAAAAAATTCCTCTACCTGGAATAGTCAAAATAAATAATTATGAATAATCAAGAATTACAAAATCAAATAAATGAATTAAAACAACAGGTTACTGCTCTTGTCCAGTGGAGAGATCAGAGAATGAAACAGCAAATTTCTTTCCCTTTGGATACACAAAGTATATCAGTTCTTGGTAAGTATTTTTTAACTATAATTTCTAATAGGATACTTTTTTTTGGTGGAGCATCCGGAAGACCATTTAATATCCTACAGGGACAGCAAGATAATACTAAGGTACAGTTGCAAGTTGATACGTCACAATCATATATCGTTAATCCAAGTACTGATATCTTTACTGTTAATGATCATGCTTATACAAACGGAGATATTGTGGTTGTATCTACAACAGATACACAACCATCTCCTCTAACCTTGGGAACATCTTACTATGTTGTTAGTGCTTCTGGATTGACATTTAAATTATCAACAACATTAGGAGGTTCTGCCATAAATATCACTGATTCAGGAGCAGGTACCCAATTTATAGATTACGCATAAATATATGATTAAAATACCAGACCCAATAAAAGGATTCGTTCAATCAAATAGGACTAATACACTTGGAAATATTTATGCGCCTGGATTTTCCAATATCTGGGCAACATTCAATATGGATTTTTTTGTTAATCTTGGCGCAGCACGTGTTTCTGATAGGTTGAAATTGCTTGGCAAAACAGGTGATTCTGGATTCACTAATCTTGACGGAACTCCGACCGCAATCCTTGAATGGTCAGGCCGTATTTGGTTCATTGGAGGTTCTCGTCTCTTCAGGAGCTCTACTGCATCAACTGGTACCGCTCAAATAACTTTTGCAGAAGATGATAATACTGGCGCTCGGACTTCCTATATCAGCTCACAAGATGATCTATGCGCCTTTAATTCAACGTTAGTAGCGACAGATAATTCTTCAGGAAAGATTTATAGTCTTAATATACCTACATCTGGCACATGGACAGATCGAGGGGTTTTGTTCTCTTCCGCAGCACAACTCGGATATTTTAAGAAATTCAATCGATTGTATGCGCTTGATTACGGTAATAATAAAATAAGCTCAGTTGATACTTCGTGGGTTATCAGTTCAACGGCAGGTACATATTCCGTTTCATTCGTAGCTGATGATGGAGGGATTCCTCAATGTATGGCGATGGGTTCAGATCGTATCTGGATTGGTTTTAAGCGTGGCACAGCGGGAGCGACAGCCTCCAACAATAGTCAGCAATTCTGTTCTGTCGTTGAATGGGACGGAATTTCGGCGCAAATCACAAAAGAATATAAGATTCCTGCTCAGGGTATCATGTCCATTGTTATGCGACAGGATGTTCCTGTGGTGATGGATACAAACGGTATTCTTAGGGAATATAATGGAACAGCTTTTGTCGAAATTGGGCGTCTTCCACTGAGGTTGAATGAATCGTTGATCACCACTAATCAGCCTGGATGGGTGTATAATTTCATTCACCCTAGGCAAGGACTAGTTATAACAAAAGATAATACTATTCTTGCTTATATCAACGCACTGAATGCAACTAATTATAGTACTTCATTGACGATCAATGAGAATCTATCTTCTGGTATATGGGAGTTTGATGGAAAAGGATCAGCTACACATAAACAGAGCATATCTTATATGCCGACGAGCTCTACATCAGTGACTGATCATGGTCAATCGTTCATATCTGAAGCAGGTAGTTTTGCTAATATTAAAATATCTTCTGTATCCACATATGGTATTAATAGTTATTTTATCGGAGCAAAATATTATACTGACGCTACAACAACCACATATGGCATATTCATGGACGCTCCGACCAGTACGACGCTATCGACGTATCCCGAGGGTCAAAAATATGGCTACTTTGTCTCAACTTGGGGATCTGCACCGAGCGTTCAAGAAAATTGGCAGAAAGTATGGCTGAACTTTAAACAGTTATTGAATAACACAGACAAGATCGTCGTTAAGTATCGACTAACGGAAGCATCGCCCACAGAAGCGACGATTACATGGACCAGCACTACTACATTCACAACCACGACTGATTTAAGCGCCTATTGGACATCAGGCACTGGAGGAGAAGTAGAGATTATTCGCGGAAAGGGTGGTGGAAAATGCGCCCATATTACTTCAATCGTGAATAATTCCGGAACATATACCGTAACCGTTGATGAGACGTATGCCGGATGTACTAGTGGAACAGCTCAAGCTCGTTTTCAAAATTGGATTAAATCTGGGTCGTATTCATCTCAAACTGATGAATCGGCCCCGTTTCCAGTCATGAAATCATCATCAAGGATACAGATTAAAGTGTGTCTGCAATTTACAGGAGATAATGAATTGTTTGATGTCAATATTATCAGTCAAACTCTCCAACCAATGCAATAAGCATGGTATAATATATTACAATGAATTTTTTCTCTAATGCATGGAATGGAATAAAAAATGCCGCATCATCAGTCGGAAATTGGTGGAATAACAGCGGTCCTGGCACAGCATGGAATCCACAAAGCAATAACTATGCTTTTGGTGATATGAATAAATGGGGATTAAATCCTGGCCCAGACAACAAACAATCTACACCAATTGTTAATACGGCCAATGCTCAGACATCTAATGCGTCTGCATCAACGTCATCTACTGGGTCAGGTAGTAATTCTGGAAGTATGGTAGATAG